AGCGTCCAGATGGGTTCGAAATAGCCGGGGCGGGCGAGCAGCTTGAACTGACCCAGCCCGTAGCGCCACAGGCCGTCCAGATGGGCCGAGAACGCGGCATAGGAGTCCGTTTCAAGGGCTTGGCCGGTCCTTGCGTCAATCGAGCCGCTGGCGAACTGCTGGATGACAGAGTGGTGATAGCGCAGCTCGATGCGCCATACATCTTGAGTCGGATCGTAGTTCTCGGGATCGGTCGAATCGAACGAATCCCGGCGACGCCAGACGCTTTCCCAGAAGTCGAGCTTGTCCTGGGAGCGCGCTTGGATTGTCTTGTTGTAGATCCCGAGCTGTACGCCACCAGCGGAGCCGAACAGGAAGGATTGCCCCCGGCCATAGGTGGCGGCTTCCATGGTCCACTGGATCTCCTTGATGCCCGAAATATCGCGGTTTGCGCGAGCGCGGCAATGCATGCGGGCGGTCAGATCAGCCGGAGGTGTCCAGCCTTGCAGATCCAAGGCGAGGTGGACGGCGCATTGGTTCCGCTCGCGGTGCGTCATCACCGCTGCAGCGTAGTAGTCCATCCGCTCCTGCAGGCGCTCAGGTGACAGGGCGTCGATGGCGTGCGGTGACACTTCGATTTTCAGGTGCGGGCCGATTTGGTCCAGCTTGGCGTTGAAGTTCTTAATGAGCAGGATGAACCCGAGGTCGGCATTCTGGAGCTTGTACTGGTAGCCCGAGTCCCGACCAACACGACCGGCGTGCCAGTACTCCCCGGCGAACTCGACCATGACGCCCGGTTTCTCGAACAGGGCCATGATCTCGGGACGGATCAGTCCGCGATACAGCTGGCGGACCGTATCGACGCCGCAACGCAGCAAACGGACCTTGGATAGATCGACTATCCGAGCGGTGCCCGGGTCGACGAATAACCGGCTTTGACTGTCTTCCAATCCGGTCAGGAGGTCGATTCGTTTGAAGTCTTTATTGGCCATTCTGTTTCCCCTTCACTATGGGTTACTAAGGTTGTTCGGTTGGATTTATCTGACGTGCTACAGGGACGTCAGCGCGCGCGTTTGCACGCCGGCTCGTGCCTCGCCGCGCGTGCAAAGAGCGCGGAGCGCACGCGCGCTGACGGTCATCACCACAGGAATTGCCCCTTCTGATACGGCACCACGGTCAGGCTCGCGCCACTTGCCGGTTGCGTTGTGACGGGGCGGGATGCCTGCATTGCCGGAGGCGGGCTGTTCTGGACTTGCTGGGTTCGCTCGCCAGCGGAGCGATCAGGCAGGGTCGGATCGAAGACCCCGTTCTCGACCACGCGCATGCAGAAGGCGAAGTCGGTTTCAACCCGCGTGCTCTGCTGCGTGTAGCACTGGCAGACGGTGGGCGTGCCGTTGACGACGGCATGCGCCATTCGCCCGAACTCGCGGGCATAGGTCGCGGGGTCGGTGCTGGACATGCAGTAGAGCCGGGGAAACGACACGGGCCGCGTCAGCTCGTCGTAGATCGGCGCCGAGGATGGGACCTGCGGCACCCGAGGCACGCGCCGTCCGATGTAGCTGGCGACGCTCTCAGGCGCATCGGTCTTCGTTTCACCCACCGCCTTGATGAACGCCCCGACCGTATCCCTTACCTGATCGACCATGCTCCCGGCCGGCGCGCTGCTGGTCGCTTCGAGCGCTGTTTTCTCCGCGTTGTAGCGCTCATAGGCGCGATAAACGAGGATGCCCGCCCCGATCAGCACGCAGATGGCCAGGATGAACTTGGTCGGCACCTTCGCCTGGAAGTGGTGCTTGGCGTTGGTGCTGGTGTAGGCGCCGAAGTAGCGCTTATCCAGGCGCAGCGACTTCTTGTCGGCGTCCTTGAAGCTGGTCTTCAGCTCGACCTTTTCCACCACCACTTCCGACTCGAAGCGCAGCAGCTGGGCGGACTTGAAGACGCGCCAGTAGTGAATGTGCGTGTTGCACAGCCGGCGCAGGTGCACATCCAGATAGCGCGGGTCCTGGGTGACGAGGTGCACTTCGTGGCCCTGGTGGCGCATGGTCTCGAAGCGGGTGATGTGCTCCGGTGGCCGCGCCCGTGGATCGCGTGAGCCAAACCAGCCCTGCGCTTCGTCGACGACGATGATCGAATCGTTCGGCAGCTCGAACCACTTCTCCGGATCTTCGAACTCGAACCACTGCGCTTGCAGTTGATCGGGCTTGAGGCCGTTGATGTTGTGGTAGTAGACGACCCGGCCTTCGGCATGGGCCTTCTGGTCGACTTCGCGGATGGTGTTCAGGGTCTTGCCATGGCCGGGCTTGCCGGTGCGGATAACGAGCATGACGGCGCCTCCTTATGCGTCGATGGAGGTGCCGCCCGGCTTGTGCCAGACCTGATTGCGCTTGCGGTCGGTCGCCTTGTCGATGCCGGCGAGGACGAAGCGCGTGGAGATCGCGGCGAAATACAGGTTCACCACCACATCGAACTTGGCCAGCCCGAGAATCCCCTGGATCACCGGCCCGACATCGTCCATCAACCCGAACAGGTAGTCCTGCGCCTGGCCAATGATGAGGTTGAAGCCCATGTAGGAGACAAAGCCGAAACCGATCATCTTCAGCACCATCTTCACCAGCGGCCCGACGATGATCACGAGCATCTGGACGATGAATAGAAACTGCATCACTGACCTCCTACGGCGCGGCCCACATACAGGGCGGCAAGAACGGTGGCCACAGCCACAAACAGGCCGCTCAGGTCACTGGCGGCGCGGCAAAGCGGTTCGTAGCTGAGCTGGAAAGTGCGACCGCCCGCCGTGGTCAGGCTGAAGCTCTCGGCGGCAGGACAGGCGGACGGGAGAAAGCGGGTGCCCTGGTTGATGAAGGACGGCACGTCGATGACGCCGTTACCTTCATCCAGCTGGAACCGGTCGCCGGTAACAGCGGCCTCGATGGCGGATTGCTGTTTGGGGAAATCGGTCATTTCCTCAGCGAGACACAGCTGCTCCTTCTGCTGCCGCAGCACCTCGCAATCAATAGGGTCGCCGCTACAGGAGAACGACGCATCGCAGGAACCGGCCGATGCCAAACGCTCCGGGCCTTCTTCACCTTCATCCTCGCCCTCGCCGTCATCGGGCGTGCAACCGGAGCCGGTACAGGACTTGGTTTCGTCGCCGGGCTTGCCCTCTGCATCCGTCTCGGACGTCGAGGTTTCTTCGGCGGTGGTGGATGTGCAGGGCTTGGCCCCGACGCAGACGGTCTTGTCGGTTGTGGTGGTGGTATCCGTCTTGCTGGAGCCATCCGGGTTGGTGGTCTTGGTGGTTTCCTCGGTCTTGGTGGTGTCTTCGAATCGCGGCGCGGGCTTGCCGGTGGTGCAGTGCAGGTAATCGCCAGCGTTGTCGCAGTTGAGCTGGCCGGGTTCTTTCAGCTGTTCGCTACTGGTGCAGTTGCGCGATTGCGAGCCGTCGGCGTTGGTGACCCATTCACCGCACAGATTTTCACTGGTGAAATGCGGTGTGCTGTCGGCCGGAGGCTTGGACGGTGGCTGGTCGAAGACGCTGCCGGGAGGCGGATTGTTGGTGGTGCATTGCGAGCCGGCGCCCTGGTAAACAACCTGGCAGTAAACGGAGTTCAGGTCCTTGCCGGTGGTGTCTTCCAGAAAGCGGTTGCAGCCTTTGACTGTGGCTGTGCGGTTGTAGAGGCAGCCGCTTTCACAGATCGAGGATGGCGGGAGCGAAGGCGGCACGGACGGGTCCAGCGAGCCGGCGTTGTACTCGTGGACGAACTCTCCGGTTTCGGTGGCGCACTGATCGGGTTCGGGTTCTACGCATTCGCCGGTGGCGGAGTTGTATTCAGAGCCCGCAGGGCACTGCGTTCCGAACCGATAGATGTTTGCGTATGTTGACTTGGTGGTCGTGCCCCCATAGACCATTTGACAGGCCGCCTGCGTCTGGCCAGTCAGCACATAACCCGATTTGTTATAGCCCTGGCCTGAGTAATAATTTCCTACCGAGCCGGACCAAATGGCATCACACGCAGCCTGAGGTGTTGCGTAACCTTCGCCGGTATCCGATGAACTAAGGAAGGTCTGAAGTAACCCTGTATTTCCGGTCGACTTCAGCCCTCGCTGCTTTTGAAAGCGGGCCGTCGATCAAAAT